TTAACTGCGTGACGCGGCAATTTTAAAAATCACTAAAGAACGCCCAAGAGCATGTGTTTTCTTTAGCTTAATCAATGCATTGCAATCAACTATCATATGAAATTCGGTAAAGTTCATATGAGTAAAAATGTCCCACCCATGCCCCAAAACTGACATTTATGCCCCATCCCTGCCCCAAAAACCTCTCTTAAAAAGCTACGCCCCCTACGGTTGACACTGTATAAATAAACAGTATAAATTGCGTAGTAAATCATCGTTGTTTTGGAGGCGTCATGTTCGTCGAACTGGTTTATGACAAACGAAATGTTGCGGGACTCGCAGGTGCCAGGGAAATTATCCTGGCCGAACTGACGAAGCGGGTGCACCAGATTTTCCCTGATGCCGAAGTGAAGGTGAAGCCAATGCAAGCAAACGGCTTGAATAGCGATGCCAGCAAAAGTGATCGGGAAAAACTGAACCGCATGCTGGAGGAAATGTTTGAAGAGTCCGATATGTGGTTGGTTTCAGAGTTCCCGACCGTTCGCCAGGTTGGCCTATGAATCTTGTTCGGGTAATATTCCCGGCGTTTGCTTGGGCATGAACACTGGGCAACCAGCCGCCGCCTGTTCTTGCATACGATGGGCGGCGGTTTTCTTTACGAAGCAGGTTCCTGAGTCTCTTTTGCCATCGCCTCTTTCTGACGCTGATTCCAGATACTGTTTTCAGGCATATCCAGACGCACATCGATCCAACTGTTAGCCGGAACGTCAATAGCCTCTCCTTTTGTCTTGACGATCTCACCTTCATCACTGAGCATATATTTCCGTCTGAACAGGCGAATAGTCAATCCGCCGCTTTCGGTCTGCTCTGCCTCAACCACGCCCAGCTCTCCCATGCCGCCAGGGTCCATTGGAGGCAGTAGTTGCCATCCCTCAGACGCCAGGCCTGCCGAACCAGTCAGCACGTAAACGCCTGCCTCGAGGCGTGAAAGGGTTATTCCCTCTGCCTCTGCGTTCGCCGTCCCACAGCCACACCAGGAGAAACCATCCTCTGCCACATCAGCACGTTCCGTTTCTTCCCGGCTTTTTACAATACGAGCCACTGGCGACGCAGCCTTAAGCGTTCCATCGCTGGCCTTTGTTGTATTCACAGTTGTATAGAATTCTGCAAAATCGGTGTATCCATTGCCAGATGAATCGGCGATCCTGATAGCCGCACGTGGCGTGGTTCCATAAGAGGAAGCCCAGAGCTGAAAACCGGTTGCACCTGTAGATTTTATTTCAAAACCAGCTCGCCACTGGCTAGGCAAAAAACCTATTCCAACGCTCGACGGGACGTAAGAAAATCGTGTGACATTGGAAGATGGATTACCGACATGCAGCTGAGTCACTCCAGTTGAGATATCCGCGTTCTGCCCCAGGCCAAATGATCCAACCTGCATTAAGTTTCCAGACACAATTCCAACGTTCCTGGTAGCAGAGTCTCCCAAACCTAAACTTGAGCGAGCGTCTTCCTTGGTTGTTGCTCCAGTACCGCCCTGGTTAACTGCCAGAGCGCCATTCGTACCCTTCTGCAGTAATTTACCAATGCTGGGAATATTAACGGAGGTTCCGTTGATGGTTACCGTGATGTTCTGGTTTGCTGAGGTGGTGGCGAACGTCTCCCATGCGCCAATGTTCTCGTCATACTCTTTGATGAGCTGAGACATGCTCTGCGCCAGGCCGTCGACTGAGAGACTATCAGTAACAAGAATGCCGTACTTCTGGCCGCTCAACGCCGGAGACGCGGCAGGCGTAACCGTCAGTGACGTCGCACTGTTGATGGCGGTGATCTGAAACATCTGTACCGGGTTAGAAAGAACAAACAACGTCTGGCCAACCCGAATCTGGCTGGCCGGTGCCGTCCAGTTCGTGCCGGTGCCGGTGGCTGTATTTCCGTTAATGGCGATGGTGCCAGTGTTATAAAGCATATTTTCTCCAGGCAATAAAAAACCCCGCCGGAGCGGGGTTGATTAAAAAGACAGTTTATTCAGACGTACATATCGGGAAGAACGGGAAGGTTCAGTGGCGTTACCGTGTCATTACCAAAAATTGCATACCGCTCGCGCCCCAGATATTTCCCACCCTGAACTGAAGCACTGCCGTTCTGTATTTTTATTCCGAACATTCGATACACGTACATGCCATTTACTTCGTGAGCCATCAGCCCGAATCTGCCCAGCGGAACATAGCCGCTGCCGATGCTCACGGCATTTTTCGAAGGCGTCCAGAGCTGATTGAGGTAGACGAAAGGCCTTCTCGTCGTTGAAAAAGTGCAGACTCCGGCAGCATTGAAGATATTGAGCCCCGCGCCCGGCTGCGGCGCCACGCCACTGGCAAAGATGACAATATCTATCGTGCCGGTCGTTGGAGCATCATCGTTGGTGGATGGAGGGCTGAAGAACCTGACCGTGTTGCCATCGAAATCGACGGTGTTGCCGCTATTGCAGCGCCCAAAGACAATATATTTGGACTTGTCGTACCCCGCTATCGTGGGAACTGCCCAGCCGCCAGTGGGAACATTGACGGTACCCTTCCAGATACACTGTCCTGACTGTGTAGCATTGGTTATTGAGGTGAAGTCAGTGCTGTTGCTGATGAGAAGACCCACACCACTACGCTGGCCTGACGGAAATATCTGCCAGAGGCTACCGGGGAACGTGTACGTACTTTCACGCTCACTGATGCTTACATCCTTCATCGTGGAGTTCTGCGTCACGCGGCCACCGGATATGGTGACCGAGTTCATTTTATGAAGCAGTCCTGAATCAAGGTAAGCCGTCGCGTGAGGGATAAACAGCACCTGCGCCCCGGAAACATAACCGGAAACATCAGCATACTTGGCTTTCTGGTAGCCACTGTCAAAGTTGGCCCCAAACGACGGGCACCGCAGGCCCGCCGTTATCTCCATGCGCTTACCGCCGTCATTAAGATCTATCAATAATCCTGTAGGCATTTTATGTCCATGTCCCCAGAACGATCCGACCACCACCGGGTATGTTGACGGTTACTCCGTCGCCATTGATCACCGTTGTGTTGCCGGAGCCATTGAAAGTAAAATTACCGTTTGTGGCGTAAATCGAGCCGCGAACGGTCACGTTGTTGAACGTCGCATAACCCGACTTGTTTATGTGCCAGCCAACGTTCCCGGTGCCGTCCCAGGTTGAAGATTGGATATAGCTGCCGATCTTGGCGTTTCCAATCGTCCCGTCTCCAATAACCGTGTCCCGAATTATGGTCTGCCCATTCTGGATAACGAAAGGAAGCGTAACGGTCGCTCCGGCCTGGTGCGTTACGGCGAAGCGGTCAGCCAGGAAGATAACCTGCGACTGCATGCCGGATGGCGTGTTCTCGACGCCGATCCCCATCCCTGCGGCGTAATACTGTCCATTGCTGGCGACGCCAACCTTGATGTTATACATCGCTTTCAGATCACCATTAACGTTCGCTATGGCCTGAGCGTTAGTGGTAATGGCTGATGTGTGTCCGTTGACGGTCGCCGTGATACCGTTTATCTGCGTGGCCGTGGCCTGCTGATAATCGGAGAACGTCTGGGTCAGGCTGTTGATGGATGCCTTGTTGCCGTTCACGTCAGTCTGCAAACTCAGTAGCGAACGCGCCGTTGCCTCCTTCTCGTTGACGATCACCTCATCAATGCGGTCCAGCTGCGCGCTGTTACCGGCGACCGATGCCGACAGCGTTTTGCGCGCGGCCACCTGCGCCAGGTTGCCCTGGATAATCGCAATTGCTGAGTTCTTCACCCCACCCGTCATGCCGTCCATCGATACGGAAATCTCGTCGATTTTCACCTCGGCCTGCGCAAGACCATCAGCGTTTTGCTGAATAGCCAGCGCTTGCTGCTCAAGGTCATCGGCGTTTTGTTTGATGTCGTCAACCATGCCAGCAATTTTTTCATTGCTGTCCACTGCGTTCTCGATCAGGTCTTTGAACGTATCGGAGCCTTTCATGTCCTCCAGAATGGCATCGGTGATATCGGATACATCGATGCTGGCCTGCCCGCGCACCCATTCTGTGTAACCTGATTCGTTGCCGCTGCGGTCCACCAGCTGCGCGCGGTACCAGAAAATCTGCCCAGCCTTAAGGCCCATCTGCTGATATTTGCGCTGCGGGTAAGGCACATCGGCCAGCAGCATCGCATCGTCCTCGGTACCGGTCAGGCTGTACTGAATTTCCGTCTTCAGCGTGTCGTCGGTGTTCGCCGGGAATCCCCAGTTCAGCTCGATACCGAAAACCACATTATCAGAAGCGATGAAGCCGACCGGTTTCGGCGGATTGCCCACTTTACCCGTAAGATTTACTTCTGATGATGTCGCCCATACTGATGAAACGTCGCTGGCGTTCACCGCCCTGACACGGACCAGATAGCGACCCGAGTAGATACCCTGCACTTCAAAGCCGAGAGAAGACGTTCGGGGCACACTAATCCAGTTGCCGCTGTCACGCCGCCATTCCGCCTCGTAAGCAACTGCACCCTGAACAGAATCCCAGGCAACGCGCATAGTGGTAATCGCAATGTTCTGGTTAACCGTAGAGTAACTGTCTACGACAATATTTCCTGGTGGAGCCTGAACCTCGGGTGGAATGACACTGACTGGCCGCTCGTCCAGTCTTGCGCCGGTATCAACGGCGGAATAGATGTCAGGGTTGTAAGTCGTCCCGGTGACTTCGAAAGTGCCGTCGTTGTTGTCCCGCGTTCCCGTAACACGGAAAAGCGCTATAAACAGATCGTCAGAGTCCACACCCCAGTTACATTCAGCCTCCGGCGTTTCGCTGTAGGATGTGGTGACAGTGACTGTGTTTCCGTTAACGGCCTGGACGGTTCTGGCCTGAGCTGTGCCTGATGGAAGATTCAAAAACAGCCGGTTCCCGGCCTTCACATCAGCGGCGCGATCGAGGGTTATGTTGCGACCGTTAACCGCACTCACCCTGCCGCCGATAGTTCTTCCGGCCAGCTCGTTAGCAGCCACGCCGATCACCTCCCCGACAGGTGGAACGTCCATGCCCGTGCTGAAGGTCACTACCTCGCCGATACCGTTAGTGAGCAGCGCCCAGCGCCCCCGCCGGTTTGCCTCTGACTGCCTGGTGCAGCCGATCGCAGTCATTTCGAGCTGACGATAATCGAAGCGCATGGCCAGATCGTTATCGTAAACAGGCTCAGGCGTGTCTTTATAGTGGTTGGCTGGGTCTGACCAGTTCACCAGCGCGGCAGTGTTTCGGGTGGTTTCACTCGGATCCGCAAAGGTAAATTTTCCTTCAACAACGCTGGCGTGGTTATAGATGTGCCACACATCCCGTGGCATATCAGCCAGGACATACATCTTATTGTCGCCCCAGTACGTCATGCCGCGAAATATACCCGCCAGATCACGAAGTACGGTCCAGGCGTCATTACGGTCCTGAATATAAACGTTGCAACGAAAACGAGGCTCCGTCCCACTTCCGCCCTTGCCATCTGGTACCTGTTGATCGCAATACTGGGCGATACGATAAAGCTCCCATTTGTCTATCTGAGTCGCATCAATTCTTTGACCCAGCCCGAAGCGCTCGTTCAGAATGATGTCGTAATAAATCCAGGCCGGATTATCCGTCCATGCCCATTTAAATACGCCCTCCCATGTACCAGAGTAAGTGCGGGTTTCGGGATCATAAGTATCAGGTACACGGATGATTCGCCCTTTCGGATTGCACACAACCTGAGGAATGCCATTAGGGAACTGCTTTGCGTCAAACTCTACATACAGCAGCGCTGTGTTAACGTAGCGAAGTTTGGCGTCAATAATTTCAGTAACGGCCACAACGCGCATGGTGTCGACGATATTCACGCTCGTGGAATCCGGCGTGATTCTGCGAACCCGCAACTGCCATCCAGTCGAGGCTTTCGGAAGATTGACGCGGTGACTGCGCTCATAAAGCGACGTGGTTTTGTCATCAACAGCACCGTTAACCACCGTTTCATACGGCCCGCCATCGACCGACAGATCGATAGCATACTCGACGCGGGTGCCGACTTTATCACCGTTGTTTTTCTGGAGTAAAAGAGTTGGCCATCCCAGGCGAATTCGCAGCGCAGAGAGCTGCGTGTTGGATACCGCGCGCACGTACGGCACAGCCTGTTTCAGCTCGTATGAAACCTGAAGTTCGTTTTCAATGCCGGGGAAGCCCTGAATGTAGTCCTGGTCCTGAGTGCCGGAACGGAACTCATATTTCACATTATTGAAGTTATAACTTCCGTCGGCGTTCTGAAGAGGCGTGTAGGAAGATGAGTCACCAAGAAAAATGTTTTTACCATCAAGCCCGCCAGCGAACTCACCCTCTCCAAGCGCAATCAGCACCTTTGCCCTTGCAATGGACTGAATGCTGTCCGGTGCTTCAACGGGTGTTCGGGTCTGATTGCTGCCACCTTTACCGCGGCCTTTGATGATTGTCGTCGTCATATCGCGTCCATAAAAAAGCCACCGTCAGGTGGCTTGCAGTACGTGGTTTGGTTTATTGCTGATCTTCTGCATAAACCCCGGCGGATATAATGGCACCGCCAATTTCCCGTTGCCCATAAAGCAGGGGGACGGGATTGCCAGATGCCGTCGTGTTAACGGGACCACCAAACGCATAGGAGGGTTTGTTATCAGGTTCCTGACGCATTCGCAGACCTGAAACCTGAGGAGAGAGCATTTGCACTACACCGCCAACGGCCATAGAGCCAGCTGCGGCATATAGTGCCATTTGTGTGCTTGCTGCCCATCCTATTGGGTTCCACCAGGTAAAGGCCGCAATTGCGGCGGCAGTAACAATTTGAAAGAGCCCCGCCCTTTTACTACCGCGTATGACAGGGATAATGCGGAGCTCATCACCAGGCCCAAGAAGATCAAACTCTTCCTTGCCTATGTTTATTTGGTTTCGGAAGATGACAAAGTCCAGCCCTTTCGCTCTGGTCTCGCGCAGGTAGGAATCAAATCCATCAATGGTGTTAGAAAGCGCCCTGAAAACTTCGCTGGCGGACGTTAGTGCACGGCGATGTGTCCTGCCAAATCGCTGAGCCATTGAGCCGCTGAGTTTGATAACGGTTTTTCTTTCCATTACATCAAATCCTTATAACGCAGAATTTTGATGGTACGGTCACGGTAATAGCCACCGTAGGGAATACGCTGGCTTAGCTGGCCATACATGTGATGCAGTAGCATGTTGCCATCAAGCAAAATCCCGGCATGGTTTGGGACGGTGGACTGAACCTGCATGATAACCATGTCACCTGGCTGAGCGGGACCGTCGTACTCACGGAAACCGCATTCCTGCCAGTTATCCATATAGAGGTTTTCGCCCTGCTCCCACCAGTGGCGATCTACGCTGTAGTTGGGCAGTTCAATGCCGTGCTCGATGCGGAAATAGTCCATGATGAGAGACCAGCAGTCTGCATACCCGAGTACAAACTGGCGCCCTGTGAGGGGACGGTCTCCGCGAGGCATGACGGTGCGAATGTCGCCCTCCGGCCACGATGCAATAATCCAGGGCAGTTCCGTGGCATCACACATCAGCATGTCGAGCTCGCTCGGCTGAGTTGTTGCCCCGTCGCCGGGATGGCTGTGGACGATCGCCACCACAGTGCCCTGCTCTTCGGCGGCCGAATAATCCTCAGGATTAATTTCAAATTGCTCAGTCGGCGACTCAGCATTATTTTTGCAGGGGATGTATTTCTCCACCCGCCCCTTCTGAATAACCACGCCACAGCACTCCTCGGGGAAGGATGCGGCGGCATGCGCCAGAATGGCGCTAACTGTTTTGTCGCGCATGATTATCCTCTCAGAAGTGAAGCGCCGGGGAACCCGCCATAATCCAGCTGTTCATTCTCTCCGAAGCGAGGTTTACAGCCCGTTGACAGCAATCCGGAGCAAACATCCTGTGAAGGATCGTCCACCCGATTGCCGTCTTTATCGAACCAGCCGTTTTGCCCGGCGTAGGTGCAGCCGTTCCCGGTTTTGTACCAGCCCCGCATGCACCAAGTGCACATTGGCTGAATTTGCCGGGTCGGAATAAGTTGCCCGCGCAGATCGGCTGGACTGGAAAGCTCAAACTCTACGGTTTCATCGTCCGATCCTGATTTACGGTCGATGTAATAAACCTGTTTGCGCTCCTCGTTGGGATTCGCAGTCAGGTTCCCGTCAGGAAAATTTCTTGCGTCCAGGTAGTGGGCGAAGGTGTCATGGATGATCACCTTTGCTTTAGCCATCCCCTGAAACCTTCGGCACAGCGCGCCAATCGTACCGCTGATGTTTGCCACGGTGAGAGACGGCCGTGAACTCTGGCCGTCACTGCTGACAGATATGCCGGTCAGTTCATACGGCCACGCGCCATACTCCTGCCCCTGCCACCACACCGACTTCGGCTCAAGTTTTGACTCGTCGCCGCCTGCGGCGATGATTTCCGCCTCGGTATGCGGGATTGTCTCGTTGTGAAAGCGAAGAATACCCGCACCGAACGCTGAGCCGTCCACCTCGATCAGGCGGACGCGCTTACCCGGTTCCAGTTTCTGGACATCAGATGAAATACTCATGGATGGTATGCCTGTATGAATGTGCTGCTGAGGGTGTATTTTTTGTTGCCGTGGGTAGATATCTGGAAGGATTCCGCGCGCCATAAACCTGAAGGCTCAAGCGGCGGCTTCCAGATAAATGACTTCCACCCTGCATGTCTGTTCAGAAAGTTTTTAATGGCCTGAATGTAAGCCTCGTCGCCGGTAAAGCTCACGCTCCACTGAGGTGTTACCGGGTTGATGCCGTCCCCGGCCACCTGTGTATAGCCATCGCCAAACTGCGCCTTTCGGGTACGAAAACTTGTATCAACCTGAGAGGCAACTTTTGGGCACCAGCTGAAGGTTTCGACTGCCATGGTTAAACTCCCTTGATTAATCGCCACAGAGGCGAGCCCGGCATGCTGGCCTCTTCGTTAATGACGCCAGTGATGGCATCTTTCAGTTGTCTGCCAGCTGCGCCGGCTGTTCCCTGACTGGTTGCCTGTGGTGATCCACCCTGAATATTGATATCGCCGAAGTTAACTGAAGGCACACCGCCGGAGACCTGCGGAGTACCAACTGCCCGAACGCCCAGCGAACCATCAGCGGCGCGCGTAAGCGGCATAATGGCTTCCGGACCAGCCTCGGCAAAAACCCCTGCGCCTTTGGCAAAAGCAAACAGCTGAGGCGTCTGGAAAACGCCATTGCTGTAAGCGCTCAGGGACGGAGAGTCGTAAACATTACCCTTCGCATTAAATGTGAAGTTCGCGCCAGCATTCTGAATAGCGGTACCGCTGCTGGCGGTTGCGGCTGACGAGGCACCAAAACTGAACAGTGATCCAATTGAGCTGACGCCATTAGCAACAGCCATGTTCACCAGAACGTTCTGGATAATCTTCAGTACGCTCACGCCCCAGTCCTTCCAGCTGTCAACGTTGCCATTGAGCATGTCGGTGATCGTGGTAACCGCGCCACCCATGGCCTGCTTCATGCCGTCAGCGGCCATGGAAGAATAGTCAGTAGCTTCGTCCACCCAGTTCGCATAACCCTCAGACAGTCCCGTCATCCAGTCGTCACGCTGCGCATCAGAAGCTGCGTAATATCCCTCCTGGTCGCGCAGGCGCTCTTCGAGGTAGCGCTTATTAAGTGCCAGCCCCTGCTGATAGAACGTCTCGTCGATTTCACCAGCCTGACGCTGGCGGAGAAGATCGGTATTCTTCTGCTCAAACTCCTTACGCAGATTGAACTGCTCCTGAAGTCTTTCACGGAACCGGGAGCCCTGCCCGTATCCCAGCAGTTGCGCTTCATTGGCTGCGCGGGCGCTGGCGTTACTGTCGGCAAGGTTGGCTTCGTAATTTCGCAGTTGCTCACGTAATTTAACCTGGTCAATCAGCGCAGCATTCTGCAATACCGTCTTTTTCTGGGCTTCTGTCAGAGAAGCAAGTTCGCCCTGGCTGACCTGGTATTTAACCTTCGCCAGTTCAGTATTCTGGCCTTGCAGGGCAATCTGCTCTTTTTGCTGCTTGATAAGGCGCTTATACACATCCTCGGTTTTCTCGCCTTCGGTTTTACCGCCCTTCGCCTTAGGTTTGTTGGCCTCATTATTCCGCCATTCAGCAAGGCCGTTATTAATCAACTCCTGACGGCCTGTCTGGAATTGCGGATCACTGGTTAACCCCAGGTCATCGGCTGCATAACTCAGACGCAGGCGCTCTTTTGCTTCACCCTTCAGGCGTGACAACTCCAGATCCCGGCGGCTCTTTTCGAGGGCATCGGTTTGCTTTTTGTCGAGATCGGCCTGCGGAAGTCTGAGCGGGACGTTAGCCAGCCCTTGCCGAGCCATTAATAGCTGATTTCCCAGCCCCAGCAGACGGTTAAATTCAGTATGCTGACCATTCATCATGATCATCGACTGATATACCGCATTCTGTCGCCAGGCTTGTTCGCGTATTAAATCATTGCGACGTCGCTCAATTTCTTCGAGAGCCTGCTGTATGCCGCGAGATTTATCTCGCATGTCATTTAATTTTCCCTCTTCAACAGCAAGTTGATCCGTAACGATAGCTATCGCTCTCAGTATATTTGCATCGTTCTCGCTGGTAATGCCCGGTTTTCCACGCGATGCATTCAAATCGTCGATCTGGTTCTTCAGCTCACCAACCTTTTTGGCTTGCTCATCAACCAAACGATTTTGCTCTACCAGAGCACCAACAGTTCTCCCCCTATTGTCGTCTGTTTCAGACAAAGACATGCGGGAAGTTTTTTCTCGTATTTCGTCGATTTGACTGGCGTATTCCTGGGCAGAGCGACGTGCCTGCTCCTGGTTTTGATACATCGCATACCAGGCTCCAGCACCCAACATAACTAAACCAGGAACTCCACCGATGAGACCAAGTGCACCACTCATGAGCCGAGTGCCGACGGATGTCACGCTATTGAGATTGCTTTGAGCCGAAACACGGTTTGCAAGGTTCCGGTTTAAGGAAGCCTGGGTCGCGGACAGACGCCTTTCTGCAGCAGCTTGAGCGTCAGAATTTTTTGCAGCCACCAGCCCTGCCTGTGCACGCTCAAGTGCAGTTCTGGCCCTGACTTTTTCCGTAGCAGTGCCACTTGCAAGAGCGGTAGTCAGTCTGGCTTGAGCTGCTGTAACTTTTGCCTCTGCTGCCGCAATTTTCTCTTGCTGGGCGGCCTGAACATCTGCGCTTCGTGATCGCTGAACAGCTTGCTGAGCTCGATAAACTTCAGCCCTTGAAGCTGCAACAGCAGACTGAGCCGCTTTGTCCTGTGCGACAGCAAGAGCAACCTCTGATTTCGCGGCTGAAATTAGCGCACCTGTTGCACTGGTGGCGCTGGTTACAACTCCGCTTAGGTAGCGTGCCAGCCCCACGCCAACAAGCGCCCCTGCCACAGTTGTTATTGTGGACATATTGTCAGCAACGTCATTCAAGGCACCGCTAACAGCTGAAGAAGTGAACGCATCCAGAGTTTGGGCTAAACTATCCAACCCGCCAGACAAACCTGCCGTTGCGCCGGTAGCCTGATCAATACCGCCAACCCATTGCATGAATGAGTTAGTAACCTTCTGCAAGGAACCAGAAACCGTTTGTGGTAAGCTTTTGAACTCATCTTGCAAATTATCTAACTGGCCTACCAGTGCTGGAACAACCTTATCAATCGTAAGTTGCCCCTGATCGGCCATGCTCTTGAGGTCTTTGCGGGCCACGCCCATTCCTGCGGCAAGTGCGCGGATAACGCGATCACCAGATTCGTTAACAGCGTTAAACTCCTCGCCACGAAGAACGCCCTGTGCCAGCGCCTGGCTGAATTGAGTGATAACAGAACTCGCTTCCTGGGTGTTAGCCCCCGAAAGTTTGAGGCCAGTAGAAACAGCTTCGGTAATTTTCAGGACTTCATCGGAGCTATACCCGTATTCACGCATTGAAGCAGCAGCGCGGGAAAAAAGGTTTGCATTATCTGCGAACGCCGTGCCAGTTCTTTGGCTTATCTCCATCAACTGACGCTGAGAAGCAGCAAAATCGTCAGCTGAGGATGATGCCTGCTTGAGTCGCGCGTTTACGGAGTTCCACTCGTCAGCGATCTGAACAATTTTCCCGGTAGCAAACGCTGCGCTAGCAGCCGCGGCGGCTTTCCCTGCTGATGCAAATCCAGTAGTAAGATCAGAAAGTGCACTCTCGCTTTCGCGGGCGGCTGCTGCTGCTTGCCTCCCTCCATTTTGCATAGTTCGGTAATAATCTGCACCCATTCGTGAGGCGCGAGCAATCTCACTCTGGAAAGACTGAGAGTTCGCGGAGATTTTAATTATTAGTTCGCGTAGAGCCGCCATCTCTTGTACCTTAATAATGAAAATAGAATAGCCACTCGGACTAACACCTGAGAGGCTTGATTTTTTTTGCACATGGAGACATATATGTTGAGCTTGAACTTTGAAGTTCCCGGCAACCCGGATGACTACTACGAAGTTAGGGAAAAGGAAGATGGAACGCTTTCCTATAAGCCTAACCGCCTAAAAATAAGGGGGTTAGCAAAAACTCAGTGTGACTATTTTGATTATATATCCTCTTTAGGTGAGAATATTCATATAGCCACACTTGAGAGCAATGATGTCATCAACGATTTTTTTGAAAATGAGCCGGAAGAGGCTCAAGTTTCTATTTACAATACTCTTTCCGAAGAATTTAACGCAATTACTGATACCATTTTAGATAAAACTTCAGAATTGAATGCGCAGGCACAACAGACAGAAAATGCAGCAGAGAACATTGGTAAAGTTATAGGGGCTATAGTTCTTATAGGCTTTATAGTTTTTATATTATCGCAAATAAACTAAGTTACGGGCGGTTTACCGCCCTAATTTGATGCAGCCATTAAAGCAGCCTCAAGCCCTGCAAACGGGTCCTTCGGTTCTGATTGCTCATCACCACCCCAGCGCAGGATCGCATCGTCAAGCGGTACTTTTGCCCCCTGCGAGCCGTAGATGGCAGAGACGAGCTGGGCGGCCTGAATGTCACCACGGATATCGCCAACCGGACTTTGCCTGTCGTACTCAATCCACATCAGAAGCTCGCTTGCCGTCATATTCTGCCGAAGCTCTGAGAGCGTGCGCCCCATCCGGAGCGCAAGCGACATCAGAAACTTTACGCCGGGGGTTGAGACTTTTCCCGCGCTTCGTCCGCGTTGTTGATCAGGTCAAGCGCCTGTTTGAGCAGGCGTGAATGGACGGGGCCGTAGATTTCACGCACCTGCTCTTCTTCGTCTACGCTGAATACCGGTTGCTTATCGGTGTCACACAGAACGTCAATGAAGAGCACCACGTCAGCGCAAAGATTACGGTGTGCCTTTTCCGATACGGACACATTTTCATCATCAGCACCCGCTTTCACCACTTCCTGCCAGCGCAGCCAGGCTTCACCTGACGGCTCACGGAGAACCACTTTGACGCCCTCCCACTCAGGAACGGCGACCGTCTTATGACGAAAACCCGACATCTTAGCCAGGGCGAGATTTTTAATATTCTTCATGCGACCTCTCAGGAGCCAGACTCGATGTTTTCAGGCTTACCTTTCAGGCGCAGGGAGAACGTTGCCGCCACTACGCCGTTGGTACCGGAAGACCAGGTGTGCTGGCGGATTTCAGCCAGGAACTTAAAGCCTTTGCCGGACGGGAAAATGACCTGGAAAGCGTAGGTCGTATCGTTGTCATACGCATCACGCAAGGCGTCCTGCGCCGGATTCTTGTAGAAGTTGCCGGACAGAGAGATTTCTGACGGAGAAGGCAGGCCGTTGATGTTCTCCTGCTCGGTAGAGCAAAGTGTTGTTACGTCGATATCCTGCTTCTGACCACCGGTGAACTGAATTTCTTTGATGGTGCAACTCAGATCGAGGAAGGTTGCGGTATCCATCGTTTCTTTGGTGGCTGGCAGGGAGGAAATAAGGATCTTCGTCAGCTGCGATTTTTCATAAAGTGCAGACATAGCTGTCTCCTGGAAAAAGAAAACCCGCCATCAGGCGGGTTCGTTGGGTGAATTAATCGTCAGGGGGTAACTTTAAAATCCAGGGTGGCACGGTAGAGCCGATAATCTGGCTCGTACCCGGGGATTTTTACCACCTCTGTAGGGTTTAACTGCTTAAGCGAAGCGAGCGCCAAATCTCTCAGGGATCGTGATTCAGTGATCGTTGTGGCATACACATCGACCTGAACGGAAACCCTGCTCTCTGCCTGGCCACACAGTACGTCAGCGGAAACATCATCGACGATGGAAAAGATAATCCAGGGTGGAGAGACAGACGGTTTCCCGTCACTACCTAATGGCGCAACATAGGGGTATACCCGTCCTTCTGCCAGGGAAGAAAGCAAGGCGTAGATATTATCTTCATTCACTTGCTCAATACCTCATCAATAGCCTGATTCATCCTGGCAATGGCGACGCTGGCGGCCTCTTCCTCGCGAGTATCGTAAGCGGGTCGCACAAACGGATGTGCAGGCATGTTCGCGGTGCCCAGCTCAACGAATCGCCAGTAAAAGGCGTTTCTCGGGTTATTCGCCTTCATCGTGTTATCGCTGTTGCCGGTGCGCGGGTTAACGCCACGAATATGGACGCCGGAAGAAATTTCCCCGCGGCGGCGGCTTTTTTGGGTCACCACCACCACGTTTTTTTTCAGTTTTCCGGTGCGTACCGGTGCACGTGCGATCACTTCCTCCTTAAGCACTTCCGAGCCGGCGCGCGTGGCTTCACGCAGAACCTTATTGTTTTCAGCGCGGCTAAGCGCCTCCAGATCCTTTGCGATGTCATTCAGGCCGGAAAAATCTAGGCTCGTCTCAATCATTTTTCGATCCCCTGCTTACAAAGAATTTCGAGCTGAATACCACGAGAATCAGGGATTGGCGGACCAATGATATTCAAAATGGCACCCTTTAACGGGCCAGTCATAACCCTGAGTCTGGACGCAGCAGTTATATCGTTACGAAATCGTGTCCATACCCTGATAGTAGCGACTGCGGTTTCAGCGCCAGCGGCTACCAGTTCACGCCCACTGATGCCCTTTACTTCTGCCCAGGTTTCTGCGCCGTCATGCCAGGATTCAACTGGCTGACCGGAATCATCCCTTTCCGTAGTAATATTCTGTATTGTGATCCTGTCTCTCAGTCTTCCGGCCTGCATAACACCCCCTACAATCCATAAATCCGATAGGGCTGCAAAAGTGCTTCTACGGCGAAAGGAATTTCTGTCGTAATGTTTCCGATGTTTACCGCTTCCCGGTTTGCATACCAGTGACCGATAAGCAGTAGCATGGCTGCCTTGACATCATCATTGAGCAGTATCGGGTCCGGGTCGTCAGCGTAGCCAGGGCTGCTTTCCTTTTCATAGAGCGTTCGCCGTGTCCATGTCTGGACGTACCGGGCCGCCGCACCTGTGTAAATCTCCAGCAGAGCATCATCACCCGTAAAGTCGGTATCAATGCGGCAATGCTGTTTCACCACATTCTGATCAAGCATTTATTTGCCCCGAAAAAAAGCGGCCCGAAGGCCGCAATAGTTATCAGCTACCCGCGCCGGTGCTGAATGAACCGTAAACGAACGCCTCAGGACGTTTCACGGCCAGCGCCAGACGTTCTTCGCAGCGAATGGAGATCATGTTTTTCTCGAAGTCGTCGACGTTTTCGGTGGAGATAACCACGTTGGCATCTTCACGATCGAACAGTTGAGCTGCGGCATTGAATGCGCCTGTCAGGAATTTGCCCTGGAAAGCTGCTGCCTCAGTAGCTACCACCGGAAGCCCCCAAAGCGTAGGGCCAGTCAGAGATGCCGGGTTAGCCAGGATATAGCGGCCCAGACTGTCTTTCGTGAGCTCAATTTTCGCCCAGTCGATGAAGTGCAGAACGTGGCCAGATGCAGGGAAACGAGCCAGTTGAGCCTGAAGCATTGCCAGGCGCAGATCATCAATCCCGTTCTGGCTCTCAACAGAAAATGCCGGGTCGAATGCTGAGGCCTGAGGAACGATGCCGTGCAGGTGCACACCAGTACCGTCGCCGAACAAGATTTCCTGTTCCTCAACATATTTCAGGCCGTAACGCATCTCAGCGTCAACCGTAGACTGGAGTTGAGCGAAATCGTCAAGGATCTGCTTGGATGCCTTAAACATGTGCGCGATGGTTGTCACCGGCGTGATTTTAGTTGCGAATTCAATATCGCTGTAAGGTTTGGCAGTCCCCTCTGCAACGACTTTCGCTGCATTGGTAAAGCCCGTTTGCTGCACCCAGAAAATAGCCGGTGAAGATGTGCGGCCAGGCGCAATCAGATCACGAATGAAGAGACGCTGTTTTGGTGCAGTGTCGATGCCAGGCAGTCGCTGTGGTTCAACCACGCCATCTGCAACATCTGTAGAAAGCAAGGCCGCGTGAACTGGGACGCTTACGCGCTTATTGCCTTCAACGCTCGCGGCAAAGGCCTTCAACGCCTCGCTATTAATCACCACCTGTCCAACAGTTTCGGTAACTTTAGCAGCGTTGTTCAATGGCATTTGGGCAACATGCTGTTCCAGCTCACCAAGGCTGGCCTTAAGGGTTTTTTCAGCTTCCTTAAGAGCATTGAGCTCTGTCGCCATTTTATCTACAACATCTTTGGTCTGAGCTGAGAGCTGACCATTCTTTTTCGCTTCGGTCAGTGCCTCTTCTGCTTTCGCGTTGAATTTGCTGGTTGCATCTTCAATGCTGGCAGTGACTTTTTTCAGAATTTCGTTTACTTCAGACATAAAGGGTCCTTATTTGACTAACGCCGCAAGAGCGCTTTCAAGTGAATTGAGGGTTTCAGGTTTGATCTCTTCGGCAGCGCCCGGCGTACCGTCGTTGGTGGTGACAGCGCCAGGCATGCCACCGGATAAGGCTTTAATGAGTTTTCTGCGCTCAGAGCGCGGGGTGTTGGTTTTAGCCAGCAGCGCATCAAGTTTTCGAAGCGCGGCCGCGGGTGATTCATCGCTATCACTGACCGCATCAGCAGAAAGAAGGCTGTCTGCCAGTCCCTTCGCCACAGCGTCACTGCCACCGATATAACTCTCGGCATCCATCAGTTTCTGAACAGCTGCCATATCAAGACCGGAACGCGCCGCGTAGATGTCTGCCATAGCGTTATCGAATGGCTCCAGAGACTGTGCCAGTTCCGCAAAGTCATGGCGGTTACCCATCGCGTAGACCCAGCAGTTGTGGATCATCAGAAATGCACCACGACCGATCTGAATATCATCCCCGGCCATCGCAATGACTGAGGCGGCACTGGCGGCAATTCCGAGCACCTTCACCGTCACACGGCCTTCGTATTCACGCAGAAGGTTGTAGATTGCCAGGCCTTCGAACATGTCACCGCCAGGGGAGTTGATATTGACCGTGACGTCGGCGCCATTCATCGCCCGTAGCGCACCGGCGATACGTTTGGCTGTTACGCCTTCACCCCAGTAGTCCTGTCCGATCACATCAAAAACAGAAATACTGTTGTCGTCGGTGGCCGCAGCTTTGATCCCGCCATCCCAGCGATCCAGGGCGGAGGGTAAAGTTTCACAGGTGACCCGCGCGCAGGGGCGACCCGCCGGTGCTGCCGGAAGTTGTTTTTTGCTCATCAGGAAAGTGCTCCTAAGCGGCCTGTTTCAGCGGAGATTGTTCAAAGGAAATGTCAGGGAATATGTGGTTATGCAGTTCTCTCAGGGCCAGAGCCTGCACAGCAGGATTGCTGCTTTCGAGATTTTTCAGTTGCGTCAGGTTGAGCTGAACGGTGTAAATGTCACCCCCTTCAATCGGTGGCATATTCTCAAGACGGCGCACGTCATTGCGGGACATCCACCCATTCTGGAGCGCGCTGGTATAGTACGCAGCACGGCCCGCGCTGTCGGCGCGCAGCAGTCCTTCTACAGAGAACTCCGCGAACACCTCATCATCGCTGTCCAGCAGGCACCGTCCTATTTCCTGTTCTATGTTCACCAACAGGGGTCGCAGGGTATGTGTCAGGAACTGGAGGTTCATGCCCTCCAGACTGGATGCCCAGCTGCTTTGCTTCGTGGTGTGACCGACCATGAAAGGCGGAACGCGAAACCAGCGACAGATTTCCTCAATACTGAAAGAGCGGCTTTCCAGCATCTGGGCGTCTTCGGGATTCATGGTGACGCCCTGGTACTTCAATCCGCCTTCAAGCACCATGATTTTCCCGGCGTTTTTTGAACCGGTAAATGCAGCCATGTAGCTGCGAAGTCTTTCACGTTGTTCGTCAGACAGCGCATTCTCAGCGGAGAGAAAACCTGAACTCTGAAGCCCCTGTTCAAATATCTTCGCAGCAGACTCCTCAACCGCCATTGCAGAACCGATCACATCCCGGCCTGTTTTCATCGGCATCATGCCGCAAACACCGTCAAGACCGAACCCGCGAATGTGCATGATGTTTTTGACGGGAATGACGCGCTCGTTACCGTTTTCAGTGTATTTGTATTCCAGCGCCCCGGTCGTGAGACGTTTAACCACCATGTTCTGCGGCAGCAAAGGCACCAGCGAAACCAGGCGGTTTGCGATGAATTTCTTCTCAATGAAGGCGTTCCCGCGCAGGCAAATACTGGCGACAACCATCAACATAAAGCGTGATGGTGTCATTTCTGAATTGGGTCGGCGGCACAGTATCGAATAGGCCGGATGATCGGTTGCCGCTTTACGAGAACCGTCAGGCTGTCGAACGTATATTTTCAGCGGAAGCGTTGAAATAGACTCGCTTAACAGTCTTACACATGCCCACACAGCCGATAGCTGGATGGCTTTATCGGCCGTTACCACCTTTCCGCTGCTGCTGGTACCAAACCATTCCTCCCAGAATGTGCCGGTAGTCAGGCTGATAGGCACACCAAGCCAGTTAAGCAGAGCACTTTTAACCCTGCCTGGCCGTTTGTTTTTTTTCATCAGAAACCTACCATGATGGGATTATTGAAGAATCCGGAGAGATCCTGCTGGTCGTTGCCACCGTTAACCAGAACGCGGCTCATTGCTGTGAATAAGGCCGCAGGGCCATCAATTTTGGCCTCTGGTGTGGACTTATTCGGGAAAATGTTCTCGTTCCGGTCAGGTTTGACGGTTACGTTGGACATCATCCAGTTCATCACCGGGTGATCGCTGTGATGGAAGCGGCCACCGTATACCAGCGCTTCGACCTCTTTCATCGCCTCAGAGAAATTGCGAACCGTCTGCGGCACTTCCACCAGCGGCAACCCTTCTTCTGCCAGCGCAAGGCTGAACTGCGTCGCACTCCACGGGTCGAATCCAATTTCTTTCAGGCTCTCGCCAGCTACCCACAGCTGTAGCTCTTCCTTAATCTGAGCATGGTCGATTACATCCCCGTCGGTAAGGATCAGCTTGTCTATCCCGGCCCACTTACGATAGAGCTCTGCCATCTGGCGTGAACATTTCTCAAGGCGTCCTTCCGGTAGCCAGAATTTGAAATCAGCATGAACGTGGCCATCTGGCGCGCGCCAGACTTTAGCGGCCGCACAGATATCAATTTTGTTTGACAGGTCAACGCCCACCCAGGAGGGATAGGTTTTAAGTTCGTGCTGCGGGGCGATAAACTCGCATTTCTCCCATTTCATCATGTCCATCCAGGCTGACTCAGCGGTAACCCAGATATTCATGTGCTTGGTGAAAAAGTTGATTCTGGCCGAAACCTGCTCTTTCGCCTTTTTAGCCAGGCGGCGCAGGTCATCCCAGCGCTTACAGATACCCAGCCCCGGATTCGCCTTCTGCCAGACTTTTTCATCGAAAGGATCGTCACCTTCATCTAAGGTGTAGATGATGGCAAAAAACGTATCGTCTTTTACCAGCCCACGCAGCACCTTGATGGCGTAATCACGCAGTTCGTAGCAGATACCTTCTTTGTTGAAACCGGCTGTGGTGATACCGAAAAGCAGCGATTGCAGACGCGCGCCGGTTGCTGTCTCCAGAACGTCCCAGACGTCACGGGTTTTGTGAGCATGCAGCTCGTCAACGATGGCGCAGTGGATGTTCAGACCATCGAGGTTGTTCGCATCTGATGATAATGGCTCGAACTTAGACGCCGTTTGCTCCTGGTAAATAGCGAGCTTGTTGAATTCGAAGATCCGCCCAAGTGTGGCTTTCGCCTTCTTGACCATATTCTTCGCGTCTTCAAAAACAATTCTCGCCTGGTCTCGGGTGGTTGCAGCGGAATAAACCTCCGCACCGCCCTCGCCGTCGGCACCAGCCATATAAAGGCCCACGCCGGAGCAAAGCGTTGATTTGGCATTTTTACGGGCCACCTCAACATCTGCTGTACGGAAACGCCGGACCATCACCGGCCGACCGCTGCCGTCGTTACGCAGGACGGTTTCTCCCGTTTCTTCGTTAACCAGCGGGATAACGAAACCAAAAATATTAATCAGGATGAAAACGTGCCAGTCCATCAGCTCAATAGGCTGGCCTGCTAGCGCGCCTTTGACGTGAGGCACAAAATTATAGAAATTCAGAATGTGTTGCGCGCGCGGCTCACTGAAGAAAATACCGCGCTCTTCGCCGTGTGCCAGATCGTCAAGAAAACGCTGACAGGCAAGGCGCACATACTCACAGGCAATAATTTCCCCCGCCACCACCCTCTCGGCATAGCGGATGCCTTCTGCAACCTTAGCCATTAATCCCTCGCTTTCATAAACTCGGCCAGCGGATCAACCGCATCAGGACCTTTTGCATTAACTTTAGAGCGGCTGGCTGGCGTCATGCCGAACTCACCGAGCATGGCGCGCAGACGTTTCCAGGCATCAGCTTTCATAATGGCGGCCGGGTGAGCCTTGATCATGCGAATCTCTCGCTCTTTGCCTTCGTCTGGCTCTTCGTCGCTATAAACGGCGTAGGTGTAGCCTTCTCTCTCCAGCGTATCGCAGTGATGCCGGTACTCGGTGTAAACCTCAACCAGAAGCTCAAGCGCTCTCGCGTCCAGCTGCGACATGACGCCAAGCGCATCGAGCTCTTCAGCCATACGCCTGAACCAGTATTTCCCCTGCTTGTCGAAATGCTTCGGCGTTGGGGGTACCCCAGCAGCGGGTTTTGGTTCATTCTCATTGATCGGGCGTTTAGATGGGTTACCCCTCACCAAACGTAGATGGGTCGGGGTTTTCGGTGGTCCAGACATAATCGAAAACTCCTATTAATCATCGAATGGGGGACCCCATAAAAAAGTTTTCTAACCTGCGGCGATGTGAAAAGAGGTTAGGCGGCGGTCCTTTGGCGCGTCGTTCCTGAACTTTCAACCCGCCCTCCCCCTCGGTCAATTCAAATGAGAATGGATGTCATTTGAGTCTTTCGACCGCTGTCTTCGCCCTGTGGCAAGGCTTGCAGAGGCTTTCGAGGTTGGACAGGTCATCGGTCCCCCCATTTGCTTTGGCGGTGATGTGGTCCACCGTCTCAGCGGGTGTATACCTTCCATTTCGCAGGCATTCCTGACAAAGGTGTTTGTCTCTATCGAGAACGATTGGGCGCAGCCTGTCCCATTTGCTGCCATAACCTCGCTGATGTCTGCTCTGTCCTCGCTGATGCTGCTGCCAGCCTTCGTTAAGGTGCTGGGGACAATAGCCCGAGCGGTCTGTGGTTGTGCCAGGACAGCCACGCTTGCGGCATGCTCTCGGTATTAACGCAGGCATCAGGCTAACCTCCACGCCCGACGGCGTTCTGTACGTGGCGCTGAGTCAGGGTGACGCTCAACCGGTTCACCATCCGCATGGTCCACCAGCGAGTAACACGGATAGATCACTGAGCCACCCCATGCATCACCCACAGCGTAATCGGCGGGCTTGCTGTTATCCAAGCGGGATAGCACGCGCTGCACATGCTCAGGCGGGACGCTGTAGCAAACGCCGTGAATGAGTCTCGACAGCGTGATGTAATCAGCGCGTGTCTTATCAGCCACGATTAGCCGCTCAGCAATCTGCATTTGATACTGTGGCGGACGGCCCGTACCGAGATAGAACGAGCAGAGATTGTCAGGGAAGCGGGTCAGCCAGTCCTGAGCCTTATCACGAAAACCATCAACGGGTAATGCATCCTCTTCGATGATAATCACCCTATCTGACTGTTCAGCGGCCCAACTCAGAGCGCGAAGATGGTTTGCATTTGCACCAGCGCTATGTTCATCCATGAAGATACTGTCAGCCTCAAGCTCACTCGCTAAGTCATTAGCCATGGCTCGGCGAGAGTGGTGGGCCACGATAGCGATCAACATCTGTCAGCCTCATTGTGTGTGAAGTGCTCAAGTCTGGCAGCGACAGCTGCGTCCCTGGCTTCTTCAAGTGACACGAATGTTTTCCTTAGAACAAACTTGCCATTGAGCTTAACTTGCGCGAGCCAGCGCCTGTTGCCGCGATTCAGATAAGTAACCCCGAGTACTCCGGTTTTACTATTTTTCTTAGCGCCGCCGAGGTTCTGATTGTTCTCGCTTCTGCTGGCCAACCTGAGGTGATTGATATTGCAGCAGAGCCTGTTGCGACAAATATGATCGACATCCATACCATCAGGAACAGGACCGTTCACGGATTCCCAAACAAAGCGATGCACACGTAATGCCTTACCGCCAGTTCGTATGCTGCCGTAACCTGTTTTTAACTTTGCTCCGGTCCATACCTGGCATTCGCCTTCAATCTTTGTCCTGGCCTTAATTGCTTCCTGGGGCGAGCTATAAACTGTGTTCCGTACAACCAATGGATCACCGTATTTCCGCCATCTGAAATAGTGCTTTCCACACATCCCTCTTTTTTCAGAACGATTATCGCAGTCATTTACGGAACATTTTTTAGTCATGTGCATATCTCGCAACCAATAAAAAAGGCCGCCGAAGCGACCTTGATTTATTTTTCAAACTATTTATGGCGAAACCACGCGTACTCTTTTCCGACACCTTCAGACTTAAACACTGTGTGGATGCGCGGCCCGGTGACAATTCGATCGCCAAACGATTTAGCAACAATGCCAAAAGCGATCATGTCACCCACCGCGGCGCCAGCCTGTTCTTTCTTCCAGAAACGATAACTCTCGATCCTGTAGTAAAGACGGATGATGCCGTGAGCAAACGCCATTACATCAGCGCGGGTACCACCCAGCAGCCCAGCGTTAAGCATTACCTCGTTCCGATGCTCTTCAATGAACTCCTGATAGATACGCTCTGGATGATTCTGCTTTGCCCAAGTGTCAGCGTATGTCTTCGGTTCTGAACCTACATAAACATTACCGGGCTGCATTTCTTCCCACGGTGCGCGAAGCATTTCGACATCGGTTCCATCGGTACACCAGACGAAACGGTATTCATGATGATCGCGCAGGTGCTGCCAGATGTGCAGCCAGCGCCGGAAGTAGACATTCATCTTCACGTCAGCGACGCGATACAGCTCAACGTCTGCCGGTGCCGTCTGCAGCTCATCCACCAGCGCAATACGTCCACAATTCCGAAGCGAGGACGCCCATTTAGCCAGCATGTCAGGAGAGGCGGTCATTTTCGTACCGCGCTGCGGGTCGGGCTGGCTGGTGAGTAACGTAGTGATAACCACGTCGCGCTGACGCCGATATTCAACGTAACCGGTAAAGCCAGTATCACGTCGTGCGTTGTGGATCTTCACATTACGTTCCACCAGCGCCTGACGGTCTGGCTTCGGTACCGAACGCTCCACCGCTTCATGCTCATCGAGGGAATGAATCAGCTTATCTGAACCGAGGACATCAGCGTAAGCCCACGTAGTCAGTCCTGCGTTATGGATGCGCAAGGCGAGGTCGCTGTGCTCGTACATGCCGCGACCATAAACCGGATCGAATCCGCCCACCTTCTCGATGGCGCTGCGGTGGTAATACAGCATCACGCCGCGCTGCCCGGTATACGCCACATGCTGATCGTCACGGTAAAGCACCGAAAGGTCATTCAACTTGTTGCGGCCAGCCAGATCGAGAAACTGGTAAGCCAGATGTGGCTCGGGTGATTTGATGTAGGGAAGATGCCAGTTATCAGCGATGGCATACGCATCGTCATCCCACAAAAATAAATGTTCGCATCCTGAGTCCATAAGGCATTCAAGGCTGGCATTTTTCGATGCAACAATCCCAAGTGACTTATCGTGCCGGATTAACTTGCACCAATCCGGTACTTTTGCTGGAGGGCTGGACCCGTCATCGATGACGAATACCACAGCGCCGGTAGGTAAATGTTTACGATGTTGCTCAAGTGAATTTACGAGTACCTGCGGCCTGTTATGCGTAGTTATCGCGATCCCGATTTTATTGTGAGAAACGCTATCGGCGCGGACATAAGGAACCCCATCAACAATGACGTCCATTATTTGCCCTCAAATTCGCAACGTGCTTTTTCAACCGCAGCCGTTGCTTCTGATAATGTTTCAAATTCCTTTTGGAAAATGATATCGCCATTCCTTGTCAGTCTTGCCCTGTAGTTTCCGCTTTCCCTGATTGAGACACCCATCACACCAGTCGAGCTCAAAGGCTTTATTCGGTTCCAAACATTTACTGTGTGCGTTACTACTCTTAGGTGTTTTGGGTTGACACACTTTCGGTTATGGCAGACGTGATCAAGTTCAAATCCATCAGGAACATTCTTAACCAGTAGTTCATAACTGGCTTTGTGGGCCAGGGTCATCATTCCCTTATGCTTGAACATTCCATATCCGTCTGGATTTATGTATGCAAGCCAATTCCAGCATCCGGTTTTTTCATCAACCAAATACTTGCTTCTCAATCTGTCGACCGGGGTTTTAGCTTCAAGGGAGCCAGTCTTATAGAGTCGCAGATAATGCATCTGGCACATGCCTTTGCAGTGCGCTTGTCGTTCACATGAAACAACAGAACAGGTTTTACCTGCATTTTTTACAAGCCCGCTCATTTTATTACCTTTTAGACGTGAGCCTGTCGCACGGCAAAGCCGCCGAAAGTTAACGGTTTGCCCAGGCTCACAGCTGAAAGACTTTCTTTGATGTGCGCGTGCGATGCGCATAAAAAAGGTCGCTTTCGCGACCCGTTTTTGATCAATTACATGTATTGAAGGATTTTTTCTTTTAGCCGTTTATCCACCTTTAAGCGAAATCGCTCACCAGTTGAAAGTGTTATAACGCAACGGATTTTATTTGGATGAAAATTTAGCTTTTTCAACCGCACGGCCATTCTTTTGAACCAATCTTCATCAGCATCAATAATAATTCGATAATTAGCTTCATCTCCGTTTTCTAAACGAGTAGGAAGTCGATCAGACTCTTTATTCCTAAATAGCTGTTGAAGCTCAATTTCTCCGCCAACATACCAGTAAATGGCTTTGATTTTTATCGAATGCAATGAACGGTTAACAACTGTTATTGCTATCAGCCTCCGGTCATCATCATCAGACATGATACGCCCGAATTTAACCTTTCCTCCAATAAAAGCCCTTCGATTGATTAAAGCAATGAACAGCGAAGTGATAACAGCTAAAAAAGTAGCCACTCCTGAAAACCAAGCCCCGTATGCAGATACTTTTGCCCAGTATGCAGTTTCACGGGCTGAAATTAACGCTTCGTAAGAGATATAATCAGAATTCATACTCACCCCACTTTTTTGAGGTGATTGTATCTGAAAGCTTTATCACAGGCACTCAGTGAATGCCTGCTGTAATGCCTATCCCCTACACGGGATATTTGTCAGCTTATCCGCTTGAGGGTATAACCATTATCAAGCCCACCAGCAGGTGAGCTTTGTAATGGCTACTGCCGGCTCAGCTTTTCTTTGAGCGCATACCCCATCAGAGGCCATAGTTCATTCTCTGCATTCTCAAGAGCGATACGGTTACCTAACGCCTCGTTGTCGTTCTCAGATGAGACCGCGCAGGAAGGCTTTCCTGTTACAGCGAAGCCATTCTTGGTAGTAATAATCGCCCAACGAAGAACCTGCCCCGTTACAGAAACGTGTTTGACGATTTCATGATGGGCAATGTTAGCAATCATGTCATCGCGGGTAATGCGTGGTGCGGTTAAACCCTTTTCCTGAATTTCCTGCTCAATATCTTTATCGCTCATTACGTTTTCTTCTCAGTTGGTTTCTGACAATTTGCCTGCCACGCTTTGTTATGCGCCAGGATGTCGCGCTTCGTCTGCTTATCCAGTACATCCCAGTCGTGGTCCGTTCCGTAGATGGGTTTAACCCAGTCGCACGCCGTATCGACTACCTCAACCCTTACGGGTCCAGTTGTCCCGCAGCTCGCGATCAACATCGTCGCCAGGCATATGGTTAACAGTCTGCTGTACATTGCTGGCCTCTTTCGTTGCTTTAACCCGGCGCTCTGCTACTGCTTCAGTGGCTGCGGCCTTTTCTTCGGTGCGATGCTTGTTAGCTTTGGCTTCCGCTTTGCTGGTGCCGCGAATATGACCCAGGCCAAAGGCACCGGCGATAGCGGAAATCACCAGTGCGGCCAGCCCGATAATCGTTTCGATACCCACACTCACCTCACACCAGAACAGATTTCGCCAGGTTAAACAGCGCGCGGCGTTTATCCAGCCCGTTTCTGCCACCATTGATAAGAAGCGTCACGCGCTCAACGTCGCCGGAATGAAGCAGGCAACCACGGGAGACATAGAACCATGCGGCTGAGCGCGCGGCGTATTCATCCTTTTCAAGCAGCTCCGGATGAGTAACAAGGTCCAGTTTCAACGCCTGGCCACAACTGCGATAGTTGCTCAGCCCGGTAACCTGTTTCAGCCCGCGACCGCGATATTTCCAGCCATCACCGGCAACCTGATTGCCCAGGTGTTCTTTTCCCCACTCCCCACCGTATACCAGATTGGCGATCGCTTTCTGGTTTGCCGGTTGCGTTGCAGTTCTGCCAAGTGCGGCGGCCTGCTGTTGCGTGATGCGGTGGCTGCCGAACGTAGGTACCAGGTTTTCCGCCGCGTAATTCAGGTTCTCCACCAGCCGGGTAAATCTGGTGCTTTCATGCCCCATTTGGGCAATAAACATGGCCTGATCAAGCGGTGCGGTGATGCCGTATTCCTTCATAGCGGCGTCGATATGCGGAAACCAGCGCGCAGCTAACTCGGCGCTAATGCCAGCCGCCTTTTGAAATTGTGTTTGGTTCATTAGTGCCTCAGATGATCTACCAGACGTGCCAGATTTCCCCGGGCCCTCATAACGGCGGCGCAGATAAGGAGGTTTGCCACCACCACCAGCCAGCTGGAGTCACGATAGAGACCGAAGATAAACTGCAACGGGATAACGGCATAAACCAGTACGGTTACATACGCCATGATAGAGATGAAAGGACGATGCCGGGCGCCATGTCGCTGGTAGAACATCAGAACGACAACAATTACCGCGCAGATAAATGCATTAAAGAATGCAGTCAGCTCACCTGCCATTTCCCCCTCCTCCGCGTAAACGCGAGAAAAAGCTGAACAGGCTGTTCAGATCCTGGTTATTAAGATAAGTTAGGATTTTGATACACAGGGCAGACAGAATCACTGCTCCGAGTGCATCCAACGGTTTTTCATATCGCGATGCGGCATTTAGCAGTGAGCCAACAAATCCAGCCCCAAGCACCCCAACGATAAACGACGTCAGAAAATACCCAGCCAGTCGTGCACGAGACAGGTTCGTTGCTGTTGCGACGTAGAACACCGCACCACCAAACGCCCCAAACACCACACCGAAATCTGTATGAGTAAAGACGCCGTACAGGACTGAACCCAGCAGGCCGCCGCCGAGAACTGCGCCGGTGCCGGTTAATGGATCGGACATTTTGCCCCCTCTTATTGCTGTTGATCCTCTCAGAAGGTTGAGGGGAAACAAAAAAGGCCACCGTGAGGTGGCCTATATATGATTGAAACTTTTGATTTGGTAAGGCTTGATCAGACCGGCAATGCCTTCGGCTTGCCCATGTGATATGTAACAAGGCTGCTTTTGCTGCCATCTTCCCAGACTGTAGAGCTCTCGGTGATCATCAAAATCACCCAGCCTTTAGAAAGGCCCAAATTGACTTGCTCCACATCCTCTACCGTCCGTACTTCCTGAATTTTACTCAACAAGTTTTCATCTGCGCTCATCAACTGACCCTCAGTTAAAAAACACAACATAACAAACGCAATGAAGAAAAACCTTGCTGGAAATAAAAAAACCCGCAACGTGGCGGGCTTTTAGAGGTTAATTATCTACAGGCGCTATACTCCATAATCAGAAGCATACAGGACAGTTTTATGCAAAGTCAACACTAACGTGCAAAAAAGTGTCGCCATTTGTTCCGATCATATTAATAAGTTGTCGCCTTCTCAAACTCTACTGCCGCGTGACGCTCCCCCTGGCGCAGCGTGTCCACCAGCATTTCATAAAAGGGTTTCCAGTTGCGTGACCATGAGGACTGATGGAGGTCCGGGAGACGCTTCAGAATGGCACGGTGTACCGTCGCCGAGGAGATAGCAGAGAAGCCATTACCAGAGCAACGTTCACACGTTTTGAAAACCGGTGCGCCACGTTCTTTGGTCGCTTTGCGATCCAGCACTTCACCTTTACCGCCGCACCTGCACCGGGCGCTGATCGTTCCCTTGCCTTCGCAAACATCACAGACCGCCGGTACAACCTCTGTTACCTCCGTCCACTGCTCCCAGTCAGATGGTCGAACAGCACGAGAGCGGCAGGCCCAGTATGGCGCTTTACCCCATGGGTAAGAAACTTTGCGGGTAATCTGCTCGCGGGTTGTTCGCCCGGTACCGCAACAGCTGTGACACGTCGCGCTGGTGGCGGCCGAACGGGAGTAATCAGCAAAGGCAAACTGCGCCAGCATCTGCATGCACCATCCGAACTGCCCACCAGCTGCTTTGCGAACATTCTTCGGTGCGACATCCATTGCATATCGCGCCAGCGCCTGAACTGCGAGCTGTTCATCCGTTTTGCTGATTCCCGCTTTACCGAAGAACGCCGCCAGGCCGAAGCGCGCACGGCTGCTGGTGGTACCAATCGCCGCCATTACGTCTGTTCCTGTAAGGCGGTCCGGAGAAGTTCCCTTCACGTCGTCGCTGATCTGCATTCCCTGAGGGCTAAAGTGTTTTAGTGATGCTTCAAGTTCCATATCTCAAACCCTCGTTACGTTGCTGGCTTCCCACTCGAGATCAAGCTCGCTTTGCGGCTTACCGACCAGGTAGTTAAATGGTTTTTTCTCGCCTTCCAGGAACTGGTGAGAGCGAGAGTCGAAATTAGCTCCGATGTCACCGATCCACCCTTCCCCTTCTCGTTGCTTCAACAAACGAATCATTGAAGCGGGGAGATTGATCGCGGCCTGTTCGTCTTTGTCGAGGCTCTCATAACCCATACGATCCGCTTTTCTCTGCGCCAGCTCACGGGGAATGTTGCGCCAGACGGCCATAACGTTGTCGGGCATGTCGGTTAAGGCGCCAGTGCCTTTTACGTCCATCTTTCCTGTTGGAGCGGAGTCGTTTGTTTTTCTGGCGTGGGTAACCAGCAGGACGTGACAGTTATGCTCGTTCTTGAAGTCGCACAGCGTATCGATGAAGTCCTTCTGACCTGTGTAGTCTTCTTCGTCTAAGCCACATTTAGCCAGGTTATCTATGACGAACAGCTCAATGCCATAGCGACGCCGGGCATAGGCAAAAATCTCAAGAAGCCGGTCTGCTTTGGCAGTTCCGGTAAGTTTGAATACCCAAAGGCGGTCAGAAAACCATTCGTTGGTCATAATGATTTCTTCACGTTTCGGTGAGGAAGTGCAGATGGTTTGCCGCGTGAGTCGGGCAAGCATTTTGCCTGGTTTAAGCTCCAGAGAAGCAATACACGTCCTGACGCCCTGACTCATCGCATCAATCGCGATATGTCCAACGAGCTCTGTTTTTCCATGCCCATTAACGCCATTAACGAGGGTCAGTTCACCGGCACGGAACTTAAAGTTGTTGTTCAGCGAAGCCCATGGGCTTGTAAACAGACCGGTATCCCGATGTTCGAATGCCTCGATAGTTTCCTGAAGCAAGTCCCCTGCTGAGCAAAGCTCATCGGGATCGAAGAATTTGGCGCGCTCCATGTATTCCAGAATGGAGTCGCTGTCCATGCCGTTCATCAGGCAATCGTTGATATCTTTGTGGGGAAGTTCAACCATGCGGCAACGATGTTCCCCAAGACGTCTGGCGATTTCTTTTGCAGCTTCACGGCCTACATTGTCGTTGTCCAGGCACAGCCAAATTTCCTGGAAGCGATCGAGGTTATGGTATTCATATTCAATCCACTGCTGTTTGGCCCCTTTGCCACCGCCAAAGGGAACAGACAGGGCATCATAGCCAAGCTGCGTAAAGGTCATGCAATCAATCTCACCTTCGCACAGAACTACCAGGCGGGTGTTTTTATCCAGAGCCTGCCAGCCAAACAGACATGGTTCGCAATCAGCTTCAGCCATAATCAGTTTTTTGCCGTTTGGCCTTTCGGTTCCAATACGTTTTACCTGTAGCAGTTCACCATTCCGGATGTACGGGAATGCCACTGCTGGTACCTCGCGGCTTTCGTCGTGATACCAGACCACCGCGTCTGTTACCTTAAAGCGATCGGCTGTTTCACGGGTAATTCCACGTGAAGCAAGGTAGTCATAGCATTTGCTGGCCGATTTAACGCCCTTTTTCGTCGGACGAGAGAACAGTTTTTTCTTCGCTTCGAAGTGGTGGTCGTCATCTTTCAGGCCAAGAAACTCTTTCGCCTCTCGCATTGCATCATGCAGCTGGCAGTTACGAACCAACACCCAGAGATCCAGCAGGTCACCGCTGTCACCGCTGGCAAAGTCAGCCCATGATTTTTTACCGCCGATATTGACCTTGAGGCTTTTGCCTGAGTCACCGTTCGTATTGCCAGCACACCACTCCTTCCCCTCCAGATGTCCTTTCGGAAGGAGAAACTTAGCGACGCGTTCAGCGTTATCCCATAGTTTTTCTGATAGTTCAGCTGGGCTCATAACTCACAAACTCCGTAAATCGAATTTAACAAAAAACCATCTCACAAATCCCTCGCACAGAACGCCGTGGTTATATCCGGCCACCAGCACACGCTTGAGGAGTATTTTCATGGGCGATACCCGCCACGGTTCATGCGATCGATCGCTGACTGATTGATAAACACCTCGGCAGAGCCGTCATCAGACTTTGCGTACCACTCGTAGCGAGACTGGTCTTGTCGGGTAGGGACTTTGTTTTCCTGGGTCTCTACCAGCCACGGTTCATCGAAATGTTTATCCGGCCCGAAGAACGTCGCCGCCTGCTTGACGAACGAAGTACCGATCTTTCCCTCAGAGGCCATGAAAGCTGCGTAGCGCTTAACCCCTTCCAGCATCGTCTCTGGTTTTACGCCCTGTTTAATACGTGCGTTCCAGGCTTTGAATGCGCTTAGCTTGTTATTTCCACCGCTACGTTTTGGGTATGCCTGCCAGGCTTCTTCAAATGCAGGAGAATAATCAGTTGAAGATTTCACTTTCGGTGTGTCGGCTTCAGCCGATGCACCAAGATATTTATTCTCTGTATTAATCTTCTGTGTAGTCTCCTGGTAATCTACTGTATGAATGGATGCGGAATTTCCACATGACTGCTCGTTGGTTTTCCCCATACCTGCATGCTGGTTTTCCGCATCACTGTTTGCGGAAATTCCGCATCCTTGTTTGTTGGTTTTCCCCATACCTGCATGCTGGTTTTCGCCAAGTAGAAGTTCTTCCAAGCGCTCCTGGTTTACTCTGAAATATAATTTTGCTGGGATGCCACGTTTTGCTTCTTCCAGTACGCCACAGGAAACCAGCTTTTTACGCGCTCCCTCTTGTTCGTAACGCGTTAATCCAGTCTCTTCTTCGAGATCTGTCTGGGTTTTGTAGAACCAATTCCCTTCCATGCGGTTCTGCCAATAGACAATCTGTGACAATAGCAATGCACCTGTAATACCCACGCCAAGGCGAACGAAGGACCGTTGAAAGGCTATTGGACGATCAACGAGCTGTAAGAAATTGCTCACTCCACAACCCTCCTGAAATAATTTTGAAACTTCCAGACAGGCTGCATGCATTCATGCGGATAATTCTGCCTGGTGAAGTACACCTGCTGTTTATCCCGATTCCAGCCGGTGACATGCACAATCACACCGCGCGGATCGCGATAATCGATATCCAATGGCTTAACTTGGTTTTCGGTAGTGATCGAGTGCGACATATCACACCTCATTGCCCGGGTGAGGGAAAAGAGTCGGCAAATCAGGACGCAGTTCATGAGGCTTAACAACTCCATTAACTGCGTTTGAGACTGCCACTGCATGGACAGGAGAAACTTTCTTGATCCCCCTGACCCACTTCCAGACCGCTCCTTGCGTAACGCCAACCTTTTTAGCAAGCGAACTTTGCCCACCAGCAACGTACACGGCTTTCGCCATTGGGGATTCAAAAACCTCATCAGTCATAACAAAGCTCTTAGTATTAATATTAAAGATATAAAATAATACCAAAGGAATAATTAATCAAGTATTATCCGCTTGCCATGGTTAATCCTGTGGTATTAAATATGCACAGAAATCGGAGATACTTAGATGAACACACTTGCAGAAAGACTAAGGCTGGCGATGGCTCATGCCGGGGCTACTCAAAGTCAATTAGCGCATAGGGTTGGGGTAAGCCAGGGGGCCATACAAAAACTAACCTCAGGAAAAGCTCAGTCCAGCGGAAAAATCGTGGATATAGCCAAAGCGTTGGATGTAGATCCAATATGGTTAAGCACTGGTGAAGGCACCATGGGGCCCGCAAAAACTCCAGAACAAAGGATGTTTGGTATAGATCCATGGGATAAGCAAACGCCGCTTGAGGATGATGAGGTAGAGGTGCCTTACTTGAAGGATATCGAGTTCGCATGTGGAGATGGCAGCGCTCTTAATGATGATTACAATGGCAAAAAACTTAGGTTTTCCAAAGCAACATTGCGAAAGGTGGGAGCTAATAGTGATGGTGATGGCGTTCTATGCTTTGCTGCACACGGGAATAGCATGGAGCCAGTGATCGCTGATGGCTCAACTGTTGCCATAAACTGCCATGACAAGCGTATCGTGGATGGTAAAATTTACGGCATCAACCAAGGTGGATGGAAAAGGTTAAAAATCCTCTACAGATCTGGGCCAGATAAGGTAACAATCAGAAGCTACAACTCTGATGAATACCCTGACGAAGAAGTAGACATGGATAGTCTTGAGGTTTTAGGAAGGCTGTTTTGGGTATCAACAATCTTCTGATCTGCTACCAAAAAAGCACCAAGCCGACCATAGTGTCGGCTTTTTTATTACTAAAATAATCTTCAATAACAAATACATAAGAAATCTATTATTCTTTTTGTATTAATACCATTGACCTCCAATTAATACTTAAGTATTCTCATTTCATCGGCAAACAACGGAGCCAATGAGATGAATACAACCTCCCAACCAAACCCAGCGAGCCAGGCATTTGATATCCACGCCAAGCTTAAAGCAGCAAATTCACACTGGATTTATTTACGAGCTGCACAGCCTCATCAGAATGATTTTGATTACGAATTTAACACAACTTTTATTGATGGTTTGGAATTCGCTATCTACGAACGTGTAGATAATTATTTTGTTCTGGTTGATTTCTTCAAGTCTTATGAAGAAGCATGTGATGATGCTAAAAAAATCATAGATGACCATCCTGATATTAAAAAAATGTTTTCTGTTAGCTAACTAACCAATTAATTAACCAACTCAATTAATCAAAATTAACACCTTTTAGGGTGGGGAAAAACTCACCCTGAGGAAATGAAAATGAAAAATTCCGTCGCAGTTAATCAGCCAGTTAAAACGCCTCAAATGCTGTTCGGATCTGACAACATCAATGACTTTGGCAACCGCGTACAAAGCTGCCGGATGGAAGGTGATTCAATGCAGCCGACCATCGAACCATGTGAGGTTGTGGCTTTCGTTGATTGCGGTGGACGTGCGCTTACCTCTGGCATTTATGTTTACACAATGGATGCTTTTGGTCGCCCATGTCTTTTCATTAAGAGAATTGAGCCATTAGCTGATGGCTCATTAAAAATCATTTCTGATAACCATCATTACGAAACTTTCACCCTTAATACCGATGAACAGAAAGAAATCAAAATTCACGGTCGGGTGGTGGCTTCTTTGGCTGTGAGGCGCTTCGTATGACTTTCATCATTGATAAATCGGCATATAGAACAGCATGCCTTTATGCGGCCTGCGGTTACGAGGTAATCGCTCGTCTTTATCTTAAAAAAGCATATGGTCGGTAATTATGAGCTTATTAAAAAGGCAAGACATTCAGGTTGTGAATATCAAAGCCGAGCAACTGGCTGGTTTATCGCAAACATTATTTGAATATCACGACAAACTGGACCATTTCCAACTTAAAACTATTTGCTCTCTTGTTTATGACATTGCTGGCGAAATTCATGATTGGACCGAAAAAGAAGAGGAAATTGTTATGAGCTTAGAGGAGGAGGCTCGCCGCAATGGATAAATTAATCGAGACATATCGACGCCGAATTTTAAAGGCAGCGTTATTACGCCACCAGCGAAAAACGGGCAGTAACTGCCTTGTTATTAAGCTCAATAAAGGCGGCATTAACACGGTCGAATTAACAGAGATTTTACTTGATGGATTATTACGAAAATTCGAAAGGCTTGCGTTCAGTGAGTACGGAAATGTCGATGGTGTAAAAGCCATCAGGGGAATTTACAGCGGCGCTGTTGATGTAAATGGCAGCGGTGAATTCCTTACGGATAGCGGAAAGGAGTTAATCGACGAGCTCATTTCTGAGCTGGTCGAGTTCGTCAAAAAACAAAAAGTGGAGGCTCCGAAAACGGAGGGTCATGAAATGGGGGGATCTGATGGCACTTACAGCGATACGAATTCCTGAGTGGGTTCACCTCAAAGCGGTACACGTTTTAAGCCAGTTCAGGGCAAGGCGCATTCACCCATGCCGTATGCACGGCTCCGGGAATTTGAGCCTCAAGGTTAATCACCGCTGGCGGCTACTCTCCCGCGATGGCGGAAAGAACTGGGAAGTAATGAGTCACGAACGATACAGCAAAGTTAAGGACCGGAAATGAACGATAAACGCATCAGCACCACCTCAATTGACAGCGCCTTTTCCAAAGAGCTACAGCCTGTTTACGTCGTATCAAGACACGGATACTCGCGCCGCTTCCTCAGCAGGAGCGCGGCGATCAGCAACCTTGCTCACTACATGGTAACCAAAACTTTTCACCGTGCCGGTTTGAACACCAACGAACCAGACGAGCCTGTTTTCAGCAATGGTGTGCTCGTCAATCGCATGGGCCAGCACACACAACAATATCTCTTTGCACATAACCGATGCATGCGGCGCATTCGCCGAATTCTGGAGCGTAAGCGCGAAGCACGTAAGTGGCTGGCGAAGTGGGACTCCATGCACGACCGCTACGTGAAAGAGCAGGCAGAGCTGCAGGCCAGCAAACCAGAGTTGGTGCGCTGATGGCAAAGAGACGTAGCGGCAAAACTCGACAAGGGCTATGTGGGCTGACGCTGGCGCAAGGGCACCGGCTGACACGGGAGCCAGTTCGCGAAAATGCGCAATGTGAGCAGTTTGTATCGCAGTTCAGTACCGGGGGCGGCAACGTACTGATGCCACTGAATCGCAGTATGCGCCGTTACGCAAAACACATCGGGATCGAATTGAAGAAGGATAAGTAACATGGTAATGAAAACTGAATTAACGCCAGTCGCGGCTCGTGACTTGCAGATCATTGAGTATCGCGGTCAACGTGTAGTAACCACTGAACAGCTGGCGGCGGGGTATGGTACGGATGAGGTGAACATCCGTAATAACCTGTCTCGAAACCTGGAGCGTTTTGAGGAAGGTAAACACTACTTCCTCCTAACCGGTTCAGAATTAAGGGCATTTAAGAACCTAGTAACCATGAGTTACTTGGTTAATAAACATACAAGCCAGCTAATTCTCTGGACAGAACGCGGCGCGGCTCGCATGTCAAAAGTCGTCGATACCGATCAGGCGTGGGGATATCACGAAGACCTCGTGGAGTTTTACTTTACCCAGCGTGACTCTATCCCTACCCCGTCAAACCAGATCGCTATCAGCCGTAAAGAACTGGCGCTAATGGTGATTGAGGCTGAAGAACGAGCAGAAGCCGCTTCGCTGGAAAACAAAACGCTCAGTGCCACCGTTGAGAGCCTGGAGAAGCACTTCACCAAAGGCATGACGATCCCTGCCTTCTGCAAGGGTCTGAACGGTGTCAACGTCAGCAAAATGTCTTGGTGGGCCTATGAACGCAACTGGCTCTACAACGCCCAGCGTGATCCGGAGAAAAACCCAAAGTGGCGGGTGGCATCCTATGCCCGCGACAAATACCTGACCGAAGACGAAACGCAAATCACCCCACACGGATCAGACGAATTTACCCGGTTTACGCCCGTGCTTCTGGAAAATGGCTGTCACCGCCTGTACCAACTGTACATGAAAGGCGAGCTACCTATGAAAAAGACCTGGAACGGCGAGTACAGCCACGACAAAGCTATCTATACCCCGGAGACCAAATAATGGAACTGCTTCCCTGTCCGCTTTGTGGCAACGATGAAATAGATCTGGATTCTGTGCTTTATGAAGGCGAGCCAATGTTTGTGGTCCGTTGCGATTGCTGCAGTGTGAGTCTAGCTCCGCAAGCTCGTGAAATGGCTGCGGCCATCTGGAACCAGCGAGCACCACGACCGAAAGAAGCGACAGATTCATACCAAATTCTTGAGCACCCATCAGTGGGGCGGTTTCAGATCATTAACCCTGAGGGAAATAGGCATGAATAGTGATATCTGGATGCCAGCAGGATCACTCAATGAGGCCCATCACAGGGCCTTAACATGGGTGTGTGATGCCTACCTGTACTATCTGGTGAGTCTGCACCGCCGCCCGGTTTATCGCCACCAGTTCGGTGATATTTCCCTTAATCAGCCAGCATTACAGGGATTCATCGATTCGTATCTGGAGGACAAAGGCTGGGATATGGAAAAACGCCGGGCCCATTACATCAACATTCTGGACCTCATCAAATATATGCATCGCAGCAATTCGGACTTCATCGACTGGGGAACCGTGCCATCACTAACGCCCCGCGGGTTGCGCTGGATGAACGCCTGTTTCTCTAGGTTGGGAGACATGGTCAACAGCTGCGGTGGTTGGGAAAACTGCGTCGAGAAAAAAATGGAGGGTACTAATGCGTGATACTGCCGATGTCGTTTTGCTGGTCCCGAATGATTGGGTTAGCGAAAAGGTGCTGATTGCGGTTACCGGGCTCAAGCCCGGAACCATCCTCCGGGCCAGAAAAGAATGCTGGCTGGTTGGGCGGGAATATGTGCACGTTTCACCGGACGGAAATCCGAAACCTTCCAGCGAGTGCATGTACAACCGTAAAGCGGTCGATGCGTGGGTCGCCTCAATGAAAAACAAACAGCCTGGGTGATCTGAGGCCATGAAAAAGGTAATCTCATATCGCTCTTGGGCGTCTGGAGGAATCAATGGATAAAGTTACATATCCAACAGGCGTCGAAAACCACGGTGGCACATTGCGCATCTGGTTTAATTTCAAAGGTAAGCGTGTCAGGGAGAGCCTCGGTGTCCCTGACACCGCTAAGAACAGGAAGATCGCCGGGGAACTGAGGACATCGGTATGCTTTGCCATCAGAACAGGCACATTTGAGTACGCGGCACAGTTTCCGGACTCCCCTAACCTCAAGACCTTTGGGGTGGGTAAGAAAGAAATTACAGTTTCAGAGCTTACCGAAAAGTGGCTGGATCTGAAGAGAATGGAAATCTGTGCGAACGCTCTCAACCGTTATGAGTCAGTCGCAAGAAATATGGTGCCAAGGATCGGGGGTAATCGGCTGGTGTCGGCGGTGACGAAAGAGGAATTACTGTATATCAGGAAAGATTTACTGACCGGTAACCAGATGCCAATGAAGGGGAAGGTCCCGGCAAAGGGAAGAAGTGTTGTCACCGTAAATTATTACATGACAACTATTGCCGGAATGTTTCAGTTTGCCGCAGATCACGGTTACTTAGAGGCGAACCCATTCGACGGGATCAAGCCTCTTAAAAAAGCCAGGGCAGAGCCAGATCCGCTAACTCGTGACGAATTTATTCGCCTGATTGATGCATGCCGGCATCAGCAGACGAAAAACCTGTGGTCACTAGCAGTATACACAGGGGTCCGTCATGGGGAGCTGACCTCCCTGGCCTGGGAGGATATCGATCTTGAAGCTGGAACAATAACAATCAGGCGCAATTATACAAAACTGGGTGAATTCACTCTACCGAAAACTGAGGCCAGTACCAACAGAGTGATACACCTCATTCAGCCTGCGATCAGCGTCCTGAGGAATCAGGCGGAAATGACCAGGTTTGGAAAAAAGCATCAGATCGATGTTCAGCTGCGCGAATACGGCAGAACTGAGAGCCACGAGTGTACATTTGTTTTCAACCCTCAACTGGTCAGAAGATGTCAGCAGGTGGGGAGCATCTACAAAGTCGACTCGATAGGTGATTTATGGGACGCAGCGATGAAGCGAGCAGGGATAAGGCACAGGAAAGCATATCAGTCGCGTCACACGTATGCATGCTGGTCACTGTCAGCTGGCGCTAACCCCAGCTTCATTGCCAGTCAGATGGGCCATGCGAGCGCCCAGATGGTCTTCAACGTATACGGTGCGTGGATGGCAGACAGCAGTAGTGAGCAGATCGCAATGCTGAATCAGAGGCTCGCGGATTTTGCCCCACAGATGCCCCAAAGCATACCTAGCGGCACCAGAGCATTATTGAAATCAGTAAGTTAG